GTCGTTACCGCTGGTGTCGTTACCGCTGGTGTCGTTACCGCTGGTGTCGTTACCGCTGGTGTCGTTACCGCTGGTGTGGGTGCAGTCTTTAATATAAAAATTTCATCAGCACTGAGATCCCTGTCGTAGATCCGGAAATCGTACATGGACCCAACAAAACAGTTACTGGTCTGAATGCACCCGCCTATTTTTATATCCGAATTGGTAATATCTTTCAGGTATTGTTTTTTACCTATTGTGTTTAGTACGGCGTCTATATATATTTTCCTAATATTACTAATCGATTGATAAGTAAATGTATAATGTGTCCATTTAGGAGGGTCAGGGACAATATCGTTTGAATCTAAATCAAGACCCTTGCCAAAAAATCCAAAACGTATTTTGTTTTTATTATTTTTACCAAAATGTAAATATTTTCTGTTTCGTTTCTCATTATTAACATGAAAAAAATAGTTAGAAGTTAATTTAACCCAAACTGCTACTGTAAAACTGCCGTTGAATATACCCCCTAAAGACGTGTCTGTGTCGCCTTTTCCTTGTAAATGTATGTTCCCTCCGTTTTTAAATTCCAAACAATCTACTGACCCATTCGGTCCCCCATTTTTAACAAGATCCACATTACCGGTAGTGGATATCGCCCCATGATATTTTAAATTAGGAGAACTATCTCTAACCCCATCTGTTATAGAGTCTAATTTCAAGTGACATACTAACCCGTTTGTTATGTCGGAACCCTGAAAGGGTTCAATAAAAGTCAGTTTGTAACCTACAAGGATACAAATGATCAAGAATAAAACTAATATAACAATGCGTTTATTATTCATATAATATATAAAAACAAATTAATTATTATATTTATCAACTCTCTAATAATAAACACGTAACTAAGGATTAAGATAATTAAGAAATATTTTATATTATAACAAATTAATTTATTAGACAGCGGTCTTATTTAAAAATTTAGCGGAAGGAACATAATCGACAACTAATACTGGATTGTAATATTTAGTGTATATGAAATAACCAATTCCACCTAAAATTAATAATACTATTATAACTATAATTGCTATAACTTCACTTGATAATCCAGAAGATGCCGCTTCCGCTTCCACTTCCGCTTCCGCTTCCACTTCCGCTTCCGCTTCCGCTTCCGCTTCCGCTTCCACTTCAGCCTCAGCCTCAGCCTCAGCCTCAGCTGCTTCAGTCGCCGCGACTAATTCATTTTTATTAATAGACACTTCGTTTACAGCATTTGTTGGTGTTTCAGACACAACTGTAGTCACTTCAGGGTGTTCACCCTTTCCAAAATTAGAACTGATATAAACTAATTCATTTGTATTACTATTTAATGCTGGGAAAATTAATTTCTCCTTAACATCTTCGGGATCGGTGTAATCGACAGAGCGTTTATCATGTATTGCGTCTTCTAAAAATTCTAATCTGTTCTCAACTTTTTTGATTCTATTTTTATCCTTTTTAGTTTCATTAAAACTGGTAAGACTATCTGTATATGGATCATAAAGATATTTATTACCATTGTCGTTTGACAATACTTTTTTCCCTTTCATTGAATTATATATATCTTGTTCCGCTTCTTCTATAGTTTTTTGACCGACTAAATTATTTAAATTTTTATAATCGTATTCGTATAAAACATCTTTATTGGCATCGTCTTTTGTTTCTATATAATATTTAACACCTTCTTGTGGTCCCGTTGTTTCACTGCTTTCAATTAATCTTGCAGATGAATTTACACCAGAATTACTACTAGTGCCTGTGTCATTTGATGCATTTGGACTCGATGAAGATGCTGTACCAGTAACCGCTTCATTATCACAACCTATACGATTAGAAGAGTCGTCACTTGGAACACAACAACTATAATCGTCATGTGAACATTTTTTACATACACCTAACCCCCCATTACAGTCGTTATTAGTAGTACATGCCTGGCACGTTTTAAAGACTACTGCGGCGGTGGTTACGGCAACAGTGGGTTGATTAGAAGCAACGGGTATAGTTCCAGAGGAGCTAGTGACACCTGAAGAAGACGTAGAACCTGAAGCAGACGTAGAACCTGAAGCAGACGTAGAACCTGAAGCAGACGTAGCACCTACTTTACATTGCGCACAACTAGCGGGACATTGCCTTTTACAATTATTAGCTAATATTGTTTGACACGACCCATCAGTCGCAAGTTTACAATTATCACATGGAATTTCCATAGTGCTTGAATTACAATCACCAGGTTGTGTAGAACAATTCCCACAATTACCACATTTTGAACTAGTATAATTGTTGTCCTCATCCAATTCCCAATATTTTTTATTACCCGAAGCATCACATTTACAATTAGTGTTACAAGTATTCTCCGATCCACCTGTTCCAGATGAAAAACGAGGAGAATAATCAATCTTTGCACTATCACTCAATACATCAAACTCAGTTTTACTTTTACATTCAGTTAAATCTTTAGTATTTAAAAAACAAGGTCTTCCAGGACACCAATTTGAGTTACTTTCGACATAAGGACAAGTATTTCCCACTGTTCCATCAAAATCACTACAATTTTTAGAAAATCCAACACAAGTCGACCCTGAAGTCGACCCTGAAGTCGGAACTCCACCGGAAGCGGTAGTAAAATCTTCATAACCAGAAAAAAATGACATTTTTATATAATTATAAATAAGATTATAATTTAAACTAATTTATCTAATTCGTTCATACAAACAGGACATTTTTTATTACTTTTAAACCACTCATTCGTACATTCCATACAAAATTCGTGTTGGCATTTTGCTATAAATGTGTCATTTTTTGTTTCGTAACAAACAGGACATTTAAATCCTATATTTATATTAGGAGTCAAATAATTATAAATATTATCGATGCCAATTTCGACATTTCCAATCTCATTTCCTATATTTGTTAATTCAGAATAGGAACTATTATATAGCGTGGGTGGGAATGGAAACTCCCCGCTGTTTAACAATTCTAGTAAAGAATTTAGATCAGGTAACGAATTTAAATCTAATGCCGGATTAAAATCTAATGCCGGATTAAAATTCACTGCCGAATTAAAATTCACTGCCGAATTAAAATTCACTGCCGAATTAAAATTCGGCATACTGAGTTCTGGTATAGAATAACAATTCATAATATGGGTTTGATATTCGTCTATATCTATTAATTGTTCACATAATTCACACGGTATTAGATTAGCGAATTCTTCCATTCTAAAGGCGTTATTACACGACATTTCGTGCGAATCCTTATCTAATATATCAACCGATTTTCCACAATTCTCACACGTATAATTCTCCATTTTTTCTTATATTATTAATTTAATATCTTTTTAAATAAATTATGAATACAAAAACTATAACTATAAAAAAAAAGGACAAAATAGATTCAGAAATAGCAGAACTCTTAAATTCAAAAGAAAAGGTACAAAGTATATTTAATAAAAATAAATCATTGAAGGCACAACTTTTAGTTGACTTGGACCCTATAAGAAATGAAATAAAACGGCGTAAATTTAATCCTGGTAAATTAACAGCAAAAAATAATAAAAATGTAAAGGGTAGAAAGGGCAGTATTAAACAGAAACCGAGAAATAGAAATAATAAAACAAAAAAATTCACAGAACATGAAGTGACTATAATTCTGGAAAATCTGAGAGCATTATATAACAGGAAGAATTATAAAAAATTCAACCGACTTCTAATAAAAACAACAAAGAATCAATATATCCAAATTCTCTCTCATTACGGTATTATTAAAGAAACATCCAAAGCACCAGCACCTTTATTAAAGAATCTATTATTTCAAATGATTATAGGTGGCATTTATATTATTATCTAACTATATAATATTAAATGAAAAAAGGATCAAATGTGAATGCCCCTCTTTTAAGCATTATTACATTAAGCAGTGTTCTATTTATCGTATTCTACTCCTATATATTGAAATACATCAACGGTTTAACTGTACAAAAATGCGAATGTTCAGAGAATTGGAAGAGAGACTATATTAAATATTTCTCAATGGCGGCGATTGGTGTTATAGTATTACAAATAGTCTTATCTCTTTTAGAACTTAAATTAAAATTACCTTATTCCCTAAAACTCCTCTTAAATATATTAAGAGGAGTTTACGGGATAACGTTCATCGCGTTTTTAGGTGTATTGTTCTTTTACACTAGAAACTTATTAAAAACAAAGTGTGAATGCTCGGAAGATAAAATGAGAACTATTATGCATTATTTTAGTAATATAGTGGGTGGATTATATTTATTTGTTATGCTATTAGTTTTAATTTTATTAATAATAATGAGCGCCTTAGCACAATCCTCCATAAAAAAATAATTAATTTATAACTATATAATATCAATGATATTTAAAGTATCCGGATCTAAAGATGTGACCAACGTAATGACTCCAGTCATTTTAAGTATAATGACTTTAGTCACTGCTATATTAATTGTATTATACTCCTATATATTGAAATACATCAACGATTTAACTGTAAAAAAATGCGAATGTTCAGAGAATTGGAAGAGAGACTTTATTAAATATTTTTCAATGGTGGCTATTGGTGTTCTGGTCGTATCGTTGGTATTAGTATTTATAGAACGTCTTTCTACATTACCTAGTGGTCTTAAATTATTCTCCAAATTATTAAACAGAGTTTACTTCGTAGCGTTCTTAGTGTTTTTAGGTGTATTGTTCACTTATACTAGAAACTTATCAAAAACAAAGTGTGAATGCTCGGAAGATAAAATGAGAAATGTGATATAATTTCAGTGCTATACTTGGTGGGTTATAAATTAGAATGATAATTCAAATGGTTTAAGAGTACATTAAACCACCTTGACCACTCACTATTTTAAGAATATTATAAGAAACTATATAAACGTCTATTTTTACTTGATACGTGTAATCTGTAATGTCTGGTAAATTTAATACACCTTCTAAATTGACATTGATACCTGAAAAATTACATGCTCCCGTAGGTTGATCATTTAGTGGATCCAATGAGAATGAGTATACATAAATGCCTCTTTTTGGATTCCTTTTAAAATGTTGGAGAGGTTGTTGGTATTCAAAAAAATGGTTAGATTTCTGTTCAAATCGATTACTTCCATTAAATTTTATAATTAAATTCTTTATAATATTATTTTTTAAATTACTAGGAGTGAAATCAACAACTGTTGAATAATCTTTAGTATAAAAAGGTGTTCTACCAGCTATTCTATCGTAATATTGATCTTCATATAGATATTCAGGTGAATAGGGTGGCACTTTGCTTAACCAATTCGTATAATTGTTCCAATTGTTTAAACTTGAAGTATCGCTTCTTTTAGGAATAGTAACTATATATTTCACTGGCGATGATCCAACTAGATTAATGTCAAAACTAGATTCTCCCGATACTATTTTTTGTGTCGATTTATGAAGTTTAGTTATTAAATATTCATGTTCATTGACTGCGAAACGTTTCCGCTCATTTTCATCTAAAAATCCATAGACTATTTCCACTTTAGATGAAATAGATAATCTCCCCCCTTGTGAATAACCTTTTACAAATTTACTTAACCCCAAAGTACTATCTTCATTACTTGTTACTTTAACACGTTTATTATAACCTAGTGTTGGATCGATTACAGTATATAAATCATAAATAGGTCGTAATGTGATATCTAAATAGACTTCATCGTATTGAAGTGCTATTAATGGAAGTGCTAAACCAGTTTTACCATGAAACCAGAAGGGTAACGGTACTTTAATGTCCGTCGCAGGAATAGAAGGGATGGTAGACGCTTCGCTCGCAGCATCAAACGTGATAATATTGAATCCCTGTGAATCATTCCGTTCATGTTGAGTCGTGGATGTTCCACAAATATGTGGGTAATGTCCATTAAATCCAAGAGATTTTTCCGGTGTATGTAATTCATTGACATTCCCAGATAATTTACTCAATACCGCTTTTTCGTCGACAGTATGCAAGAGTTCACTATAAACATCCATCCATTCTGAATACAATGTATCTATCACTTCGCCCCCAATAATTAATTTTGCCTCCTTTATAATATTAGCACCTATGTTTTCAATCCATTTAAATCTATACGTTCGTGGGTCCGTCGTAGAGGATTTTCCAGAATAGATTGCTGGTAATTTAAACATGAAATACAGTCCAGTCACTAAATCGGCATTTCTTGGTATTTTGATCCTAATATCTGTATCATTGAATTCAGAAATATCAGAAATATTAGCGGCCTCTTGAATAGATTCCACTGAAAACCGTGTATATTGTCTGTAAACCGATTTGAAATAAGAAATTTGTGGATTTCTTGATAAGAAATCGATATCGCTAGAAACTAATTGTAGATAACCGCCTCCCATTACTATAATTATATAACATTAATTTAATTTAAGTAATAAAATTGAAATATATTAATATTAACTTATTTATTCATTAATGTTATTATCTAGTGATCAAGAGAATGCTATTGCTAAAATAAAAGAATTTTTATCTGGTCCAGAGAAATTTATCATTTTAAATGGGAGTGCAGGAACAGGGAAAACCAGTATTATAAATAAGGTGTTTGAAGAAGATAAAAAACAAATCTGTTTTTCGGCAACCACTAATAAAGCAGTGAGTGTTATGAATCAGATGGATAATTCAAATGATAATATAGATTACCAAACGATTCATAAATTGCTTAAAGTAAAACGGAGAATAGATCTTAATGGTGAACAGTATTTTAAATTTAAATTAGATATATCTAAGACTGTTAGTCAGAAGACCATAAATTATTATGATATTATCATTATCGATGAGGCGTCAATGGTTAACAATGAACTATTCCAAGTATTATTAACAGTCTCTAAAAAAATTAATGGGAAAATTATATTTGTAGGTGATTCTGTTCAACTTCCACCTGTTAATGAGGATATGAGTCCAGTCTTCGCGAATACTTTAATTCCACAGATCACTTTAACAACGATTCATAGAACACAAAATAGAATTTTGGATATATCCAATCATATTCGCGAAGCCATTCAATCTGGTAGTAAAATTAAGATCAAACAATTTATAGACCAAAATGTAAAAATATTTAGAAAAAAGGAAGACTGGTTTACAGAATTCGTCAAGTATCCTAATGCGATTACATTGGCGTATACGAATGCTTGTTGCGAAGACATAAATATGAACCTTAGAAAACTCATATTCGGAAAAGAGACTATATCAAATAAATATCTCCCAGGAGAACGAATTGTCTTTAATAATTTCTTTGAATCAGATAAAAATAAATATTATACATCACAACAGGTTACCATAAAGGAAATCACTGAACAGAAATGCCCATTAAATTCTTTAAGTATCTTTGGCAAAGTCAATGACAATCTAATGAATGAATCAAATCCATGTGAAATATGTCGTTGTAAAATGAATAAAGATATAACTATGATATGCGAACATCGATTATGCTATATATGTTATCGCAGTTGGATTCAACAGCATAAATTCTGTCCGTTGTGTCATATTACAATTGGAAAAGATAGTATTTCATACCTAAATCAACCCATTATAGAAAAATATCTCAATAAAATATTTAGATATTCAAAAAAAGAATATTTGATCTATAATATCGAACTCGAAAATAATGATGTGATTAAAGTGATTCATATTGAAGACCTAAAAAGCTATACTTGTGATTTAGAAAAATTTAAAATGATAACTAAGGAACTAAAATCAAATACAAATATACCATCTATCATTATTAAAAACCTATGGGAATATTATTTTAACAGTTACATCGATTATTTTGCCGATATATCATATGGTTATTGTATTACATGTCATAAATCGCAGGGTTCTACCTATAAAAATGTATTTGTTGATTTGGGAAATATCCTAAATATGAATAGGAAAGAAAAGGAAGGTATGAAATGTCTATATACTGCGATTACTCGTGCTGCTGAGAATTTAATTATCTATTATTAATTATATACGATGGGTGCATTATTAAGTTGTTTACAACTTAATAGAAATAATTTAGATTCTCTTTTAATAGAACATGAATTAACAGCGGTGTCCAATACAGAACAAGATGCTATTAATTATTTAATATTTGAAAGGTTAAATAATATTGAAGAAAATATTAAATCTTTGTCGGATGATGTTCATTTGCTTCATAAATCAAACCACCAATCGTCGTCTAAATAGGGTGGGTTTTCTCCAGTATCACCACAAGCACCCTTAGATGGTCCATCTTTGACGAGTGCTTCTATTTCATTAAATTCTAACGCATAATTATAATATCTTAATTTTGAAAGGTAACCATCGAACCCACCTAATAATCCAGTCCATACTTCACCATAATTTTGTCGAGGTAAACTAACCAAATCTTTTCTATTTTTTAATAATCCATTGATATAAATATCAAGGAAGTTATGATTTAATACAATAGATAAATGAATCCATTTTTTAATGGGTATATTATCTATATCAACATGTTCTTCGGAGTTGTCATAGGTGTTCATGTAAATTCTCAATAAATTTTTATCTGGATGAATAAAAACACCTGGTGCTTTATTGATGATTGATGATGGATTTTTATCACTATCCGTTGATTTACTACCTTTGTGGAAAACATGTTTCCATTTACCATAATTGTCTTCCATGCTATTAATGAGTAACCATGTAGTATATGTAAATTCAGCACCTTCTTGATTATTTGATCTATATAATGTAATGGAACCTTCTTCTCCTGGATGTTGCGAAACAATCATGCTGGTTTTACCATTCTGTGTTCCTTTAATTATGTAAGGAGTATATATATTTTTCTCTTGTTGATTGCTAAGGAAGTATTTAAGGACATAAAGTAGAATAAAGGTGACTAACGCAATAGCGAATAATTTTAATATCTGAATAGGTGTTTCACCTAAGGGATTCGAAAAAGAGGAGGTGCTATTAGAATTCGCAGCGGGATTTGAATTCGACACCGCTCTTTTAGCGGACGAAATAGAATTTTTTACATTGTTTAACATCGATTTATTATTAGTCATTATAATATAATAAATATAAAAAAAATTAACCTAAAAGTCCAGGTTTTAATACGGGTCCTTTTTTATACAAGTCTAATATTTTACTGCTGGACAAAGCATCGTTCGATATTTTTAAATTGGCAATAAAACCAGAGAAACCTTTATCTGGACATACATGTAAAGTATCTTTATTTATTTTAATGGGTCCCGCCAATACACAACTTTTTGCTAAATGACCGTCTAAATAGATATCAATCACATTCCCATTTAAAGATAAGTTAAGGTTGACCCATCGTTGAAGAGGGAACTTCACTAAATCACAAGTATCAGACTTACCATTATCATTACTAATATTAACACGCAATGTATTATTTTTTTTTAATAACCAAACACTAGGATTCCCATGAACAGCATTTGAGTCATTCATTGACGCTATAGGTTTGTCTCCTTTGAATAAAATACATTTATCGTCCCCGTTTCTAATTCCATAATCATCTACATATACCCATAAATTATAATTGTATTTGGACGCTGATACAGGTAGATTACCGTGAGTATAGGATTTATATTGATCTGCTGCGTGAATATATGGGATAAATGTTTTTATTTTATAACCATTTACTTTAAATCTATTTAAATATTGATAACCAAAGTATCCAACGCCCGCTAAGACGATAACGCCTATAATAGCCAAAATAACCATGTTATAATTTACTGGCACTGCTGCTACTACTGGTGGCGCTGCTACTGGCGCTGCTACTGCTGCTGCTACTGCTGAATTAGAAATGGCTCCTCCTTTTTTTGTTCGCATACTTTATAATATAATCAATATATTTTATTTTTATTTTTATATTCAGAATAGTTCATCACCTTTTTAGATAAAACGCTGGATCTATTTTTTTCATACAATGAATGAACCTCGGTTGCCGAATAACTATCATTGATATACTCTATTTGTGTCAAATGTCCATTAAAATTATTTCCATTTTGTCCTAAATGTAACATTTTATTAGAAATCCATGGTACATTCTGTAAATAGGTGCTTTTAATCATGTCACCATTTAGATATATATCAACAAATCTATTATCGACGACTATTACGACGTTCTCCCAACGTTGATATTTAAATGTATCTATATCAAATTCATACTTTTCCAATTCATTAAAATCATTCTTATAACCTATAGAAATTCTTAATATATCTTTATCTGGTATAAAATAGACATTAGGGGAACTATAATGTGAAATCACACCTTTGGGTCTTATATACGCAGATCCCCAATTCACATTTTCTGGTAAATTATTTGTATATATCCAAAAGGATAATGTATATTTTTCACCTTCCAGAGACTCTGGTAGGAGTTCGCTATTATATGATTTTGTTTCTTTATCGACTAAAAATAACACGTCTTTCTCTATAACATTATGAATGCGAGCTCCTTTTCTAGCGACAAAATATATGATTATTAAAATCAAAAAAATAATGGATATCACTATATAGATATTCATGTTCTATTAATAATACATAAGAATATTATTTAAACGGTGTGGGCTTTCGGGTAATATTTAAATAATTTGAGTTCACCAGAATAGGTCTTATTATGATGGAAATACATAGGTCCATGATTATAAACCAACTTACCAGTCACAGTATAGACTCGTTTCAATATTTTATTTATATATAAAAATATACTGTTATTAACTACAATCAATTTAATAGCAACATCAGTTTGTGTAGGAATATCTTCTATATCTACGTATTCAATCCCTCTTTCGGTCATGACGACAAACCGAATACTGTTTTTAGCAGGATGAAGCCATGCTGCTGGACATTGGTCTGGAATATCGACTATAATAGAATCCCAATCCTCTAACCCATAATTAAATGTCTTTCCATCCCTTATCATATCGCCTTTATGGAATATATGTCTCCAGTAGCCATAATTTTGGTAGTAGTTTTCTATATATATCGTAAATTCAAGTGTGAAATTAAAATTATCCAAGGGTTTCGTAATTTCACAATTGGGAATCACTATGGGGTTGCTGGATAAATTATTCTCCATGATTAAAGCATTCGAAGGTTCCATGAGTTTGACTCTAATTATCTTATTAAAATAGTAGACTAACCCAATAACAATCACAATACCAATAAGGGCAAGAACTACTATCTTAATTTTAGTGACTATCTCTGGATCTAAATCTAAATCTAAATTAAAGTCTAAGTCTGTTTCAAATATTGACCTTGTCCCAAGAGCACTATCTATTGTATTTCTAACTAGATTATTATTGTTCATTATTAAATAATTCACATATTATTATTTGAGGAAATTATCTATAGACTGCTTTTTATGATGACAATTAAGACAAAGCGCCTGTAAATTCCGCAATTCATACCGCCCACCTCGCGCGAGACTTTCTATTAAATCTAATTCATACTCGCCGAGTGCTTCTTTACAATGGTTGCAGCGACCCTTCTGCTGTTCCGCTATAAATTTTTTCTTCTCCGCTTTTAGTTTATCATTCTTTTCTTTATTGAAATGGGTCATATTCCGAACACTGTTTACAAAATTGTATTCGTTCATAATATCTATAGAACTCGCCATCTTTTCTGGTCTGTTTAAATGGTATTTAATGGTTTTGGAGTGGTAGATTAATAACGCAAACAGCATTCCAATGAAGGGGTATTTATAATAATCCGACGAATAATTATTCGCAAATAAGTATACGCATAGTATAATCACTATAATAATAAAAATAAAAACACTCATTACTATTTATAAATAATTTATTTTACTCTTCTTTACTAACACTAAAAGAGTTCGTTCGCAGGAAATCGTAGAAAAATCCGGTTTTACCCTTCAGGGTCAGTTCTAAATTTTTAGAAATATGCGAGGGAACTTTGCGTTTCAAACACGTTAATGCAGACGATACATTACAATTATAATGTGTCGTCCAATAACCCATCATGACACTAAATACGAAATACACTAGATTAATATTGACGAGGAAAACACCTAACACATATGCTGGAACGACGGTTTGAAGTTCGCTTCCAATTTTTTGATAAGATTCTCTGACTGTAAAGAATTTATGATTGATACCCAGTATAAATCCCAATACATTAATACTCCCTGAATTGATCAACAGTCCCAATAAAAAGGCAACGACGCTAGAGAACTGTTCTAAATATGTGAAGGTAAAATATTTTTCTACAGTGTCCTCCTCGGTGTTCGTCTCTTTCTCTGTCGTCGTCGTCGTCGACGTCGTCGACGACTCAGTAACTACGTCTTCTGTCGCTAGTGATGGATCCATTTATAAATTGTAATCGATTCATTTCTCTAAATTCTTTTTTAATATCTAATTATTTTTTTAATTGCGGTTCTTCGATTGTTAAAAAGGTAGATCGTTAAAATAATAAGCACTAAGGTTAATCCCGAAATCTGGAAATATTTAAGGAAAGTATGGTTGCTATCTTCTGTGGTAGTGCTATATTCTAGATCCCGCAGTTCATTATTGTAGTCGATATTCTTGAAATAACCGCGGTATAATTCTATCACTTCCTGATATGTATACTCGCGTTTTTTTAACGATTTATTCACTCGGTTATGAAGGTCTATCGTCCATAATACTAAATCTTTCCTAGAATTCGTATTGGGTGGCGCATGTTGAATATGTTGAATATAGTGCGTCCTACATAATTCACATGGTAACATATATTTTAGAGAATTATAGAATTCTAAGTATTTTAATTTATTATCATACGTTGGGTTCTGAGGAAACGTAAACGAAATCGTATGTAAAAAAAACCATAAATGAGGCCCCCATTTCTCTGGATCCATAGTTAATATATATCTATATAAAAAAGTGAGTTGAAAAGACTTAAAAATAATTACTATTTTATATATAATGTATTGTGGAAACTGTGGTAATATGGGGCATATGTATAAAAGTTGTACTGAACCAATAACAAGTATTGGGTTGATAGTCTATAAAAAGGAGAAATTAAAAAATGAATATCTAATGATTCGACGCCGAAACACACTAGGCTTTGTCGAATTTTTAAGAGGGAAATATACACTGGACAATTATAAATATATCGTTGATTTGTTTAGTATCATGACGCAAATAGAACGTGAACTAATTGTTTCTAAAAATTTCTATGAATTATGGGACATTTTATGGATGAACAAGGATGTGAAACAATATCATAACGAATTTAACAATTCTAAAAATAAATTTAAGGTGTTAAGAAATGGTCTAAATATAGGTGGGAATAAAAAATTATATTTAAAGGATTTTCATTCTATGGCACAAAATAAATACACTGAACCTGAATGGGGATTTCCGAAGGGTCGTAGAAATCTGAAAGAATCAGATTTAGAATGTGCTATTAGAGAATTTGATGAAGAAACCGGATTAACGCGTGATGACTATAAACTTAATGAGAATCTCAATGTCTTTACAGAAACATTTCTTGGAACAAATAATATTCGCTACAAGCATATCTATTTTATAGCGGAATGGATTTCAGATAAACAAATAGGTATAGATGTGAATAATATAGACCAAATATCTGAAATTAGCGCTATAGATTGGTTTAATAGCGAAGGGTGTCTAACAAAAATAAGAGATTATAATATTGAGAAAAAGGTGATGATTGTGAATGTTGAAAAATATTTATCTCCTATTATACTAGAATGACCGATACGTCACATTTTTATCCCGATTATAATGATCCAGCATTCAACGAAAAAATATATAAAAAAAAGGAGTTTTATATCAATAAAACAAAAAAATATTCTAGCGATCTTAATTTATCCAATGGCGATGGGGATTTTAAATGTAATTCTGGATTCAAACTGAGCGATAATCAAAAATTTCTAAAGACGTTTATGGGTTCCGATACACCTTATAACAGTTTACTATTATTTCATGGCACTGGTGTGGGGAAGACATGTTCCAGTATATCTATTGCCGAACAGTATTCAAATGAATTGGAAAAATACAATAAAAAAGTTATTATTCTTTTAAATCCAAGTATAGAAGACAACTTTAAAAAGAATATCTTTAATGTGGATAAAATAAAGTCTAATAAAACACACGAGCAATGCCTTCGGGATACTTATTATAAGAAAATAAGTAAAAAAAATAACAGCGATATAAAAGGGCAAATTAATAAATTAATTTCGCATAAGTATATGTTTATAGGATATCAAGCGTTCGCTAATAGAATAGAACGTATCAAAAAACTCTCCAATAGAGCCGGAACAAAAGATGTTCAAGGATTAATCAACGACACTATCCGGAAAAACTACTCAAATTCTGTTATGATTATAGACGAGGCACATAATATTAAGGAAGGTCCAGGTGGTTCTAAAATATTACCTCCATTATTGGAAATGGTTATCCGAAATACCGACAATCTTAAATTATTACTGCTCACCGCGACCCCCATGTTTAATGAACCACAGGAGATAATATACCTCTTAAATCTAATGCTTTTAAATAACAAACAAAAACTTATAGTGAGCGAAGATGTCTTTCACAGAAATGGGGAATTAAAAGACGGTGGATCAGATATTTTAATATCAAAGTCGCGTGGTATTGTTTCTTATTTAAGGGGAGAAAATCCCCTAGCGTTCCCTAAAAGATTATATCCCCAAGATTCTATGTTGATACCCCATTCTAAGTTTCCTTTAACAGATTACACAAATAAAGGAGTGCGTCTCCGGGATAATGAACGAATTAAGAATCTTAAATTAATTCCATGTGTATTAAAACCAGATGGTCATCAGCTGGAGATTTATAATCATATAGAAACAGACGGTTTTGGGGCGTTCGATTCATTAGGTGTCACCGCTTCTAATGTCGCTTTTCCAAGCGATCGTGGAGACGACGTTAACACCAATAATTATAAATCATTTATTAGTAATGATGGTTTTTTCTCCGCATTTGAGAAGCATAAAGTCAATAAAAAATTGCAGTTGTCCCCTAAACACGATAGGTCGTTGGAATTGTTAGATAAGAAAACCATGGATCAGTATTCAACTAAATTAAAAAAAATAATGGATAATATAGAAAATAATAAAGATGGTATTATTTTTATTTATTCTCGATTTGTTTGGACGGGTATTGTTCCTTTAGCATTAGCATTAGAATACAATGGATATAGTAATGCTAATGGAAATATATTGGATGTCAAAGAGAAATCAGGGAAAAATAAAGGGAATTATATAATTATTTCTGGGGATAAAGATTTGTCTCCTGCGAATGTGTATTCTAATTACTCCGAAAATGAAAGTAACAACAAAGATGGTTCAAAAGTGAAAATAATATTGGGTAGTGAGAGCGCAGCGGAAGGTCTTGATTTCAAATACATTCGCGAAGTTCATATCATGGACCCATGGCATCATTTGAATAAATTAGAACAGGTCATCGGTCGAGGTATTCGTTATTGTTCTCATATAGACATACCAATTAAACAACGGAATGTCACCATATTTATGTACGCAACAGTGAAAGAAGACACCAAAAAAGAAACGGTTGATCTAAAAATATATAGGGACGCCGAAAATAAGGATAGAAATATGGCGAATGTTGAATATCTTCTTAAAATAAATGCGGTAGATTGCCAGTTGAATATTCATAATAATAAATTCATAAATGCTCCTTTTAATAAGAAAGTACCAATGATAGATTCATGGGGGGCAGATATAAATATTACCTATGATGACGAGAATGGAAGCAAACGTTGTAATTACGAAGAATGTGATTTTAAATGTACCCCTCATGAATTACCAGATGTGCTATCAGAAAAGGATATTGATAGTAATACATTTGATATAGACCATATTAAAGATAATGTATATGACGTCATTGAAGTTGTTAGAAGCATATTTAAAGAAGATTCCGTTTTTACCATAGAACATTTCCAGAGTCATGAACTTATTCACGATAAAATAAACAATGAATTGCTATATCTCACATTGGATACTATGATAAATGATAAGGTTTTAATTCGGGATCAATTTAATAATAAAGGTAAACTATCATATTCTGGTGGATATTATTTTTTTTCCCCCGAATACTTGAAAACAAAGAAAATAAGTCTTAGGGAAATCAAATCACCACCAACGCTTAAGAACCGCGATTCCGTAGGTCTTAACCATGTTAAATTTACAAAATTATCTAAAGTAAAAGTTATAGACATTAAATACACTGATAAAAATCTTCAAGATTTTTTATATTCCTCTTATTCAGTAAAAAAGAGTATAATAGAAGATTTTATTAGTACAGAAAATAAGACAAATGGCGATGTATCTAAATGTTTTATTTATTATAAAGATATTGGTCAAATAGGGAATAAAAATATATTTGGATACTTTGTCGCTAATAAAGGTGACTTGGAAATAATGAAGTATCAAAATCAAAATCAAAATTTTACTGAGCCTTTAAGTATGGAAGCTAAAATGGTGAAACAAATGTTTAAGAAAAGAATGAAAGCATTTAAACCCAAAGAGATTCTTGGTTATTTAGAAGAAAAAGGTAATACTATTGTATTTAAAGTGAGGGATAAACGTGGAGAGGATCCTGAATTGGAAAATAAGAAAAAGAAAAATGTGGGTGGTGTATGTACTGATAAAGTGAAAGATACAATAATAGACTTATTAGAGGGAGTCAAAGTAAATGTTGAGAGTCAAACGAAACCTAAATTATGCAAAATATTAAAAGAAGCACTTATAAAAGACAAATCCTTTTATAGTGTAGAAGAGGCACTCATTTATAAATTAGGAAATCGCGACTATTAAGAATTAATTAAAATTGAATTTAAGAATAAATTAAAATAAAACAATAATTATAATGTATGTTTCTATTTCTTTAACTAAATCCATTGGATTAGAACCCAGTGAAATAAATAACGCTATCAATGAAACCCTTCTTAGGAAATTAAAATTCACTGTAGAGGGAAAGTGTATTAAAGAAGGATATGTTATGCCGGGTAGTGTTGTAATCACTTCAAGAAGCGCTGGTAAAAGTCTATTGTCTCAATTTAATGGGAATTTTATATATTATATAAAATACACCGCTAATATATGTAATCCATTAGAGGGGGATATTATCGAAGCAGAGGTCACCAATATCAATAAAATGGGTATTATAGCGACAGGTGGAGACAGCGACGTGTCACCCTTAAATATACTGTTAGCGAAACAGCACCATATAGATAATGATACTTTTGATAAAATAAAGATAGGGTTCACTGTGAATGTGAAAGTCATAGGCAAGCGTTTCGATAGGGGAGAGGGTCAAATATCTATTATAGGACTGCTCGAAAAATAATTTATACTCTAATTGTATAATGGTCAAAAGAACCCAAACTAAATCGCGTTCCAAACTGACTCCAGTCATTTCGAAATCAAATAATAAAGGCGTGACCGAATACATCGTCCGAAAAGTCATGACAGACGACGCCATTAAAAAGAAGGAAGGTGAATATTTCCCAGAGAAACATTATTCATTAGTTGTTAAAGAAGACTGTGATGTCTACTGTTACGAAGACGATGACAAACAGAAGGAAAAGATGCTTTTATTGAAATTCCGTAAAAATGTATTGGATAAAGATCTGTGTCAACTTGGTATACAAAATTTAAAGAAAGCAGCGATGAAAAAACATGATAATAGAGGCGCTGCTGCTGGAACACTTGACCCTAAAAAATTACCATTATATGCGAATGATTTTAAATTGCTGAAAGGAAAGAGTAAATATAGAGCAGTTGGGTATTATAGTAAAATAACCAAAAAATTTGTGAATAACAGTTTAGGAAATCAATCAATGAGTAATATTATAGGTTATTTTGATAAACCCGATAGAAATATTAAAGTAAATGCCCCGAAATGTAGAACAACCGCGTTCTCTTCGCAGCAGGTCGATAAATGGAAAAAGGTGATCCCTCTGATTCAGCAAATCGATCAGCAGTTTAAAAAACTGATTCCCGACAGTTACAAAATTCAGTATAAACAGGCCCACCAAACCCCTTTTGTTATTAAAGATACTGCATTTTCTACGGTCACAATTAATTATAATTGGCGAACGGCGCTTCATACCGATAAAGGTGACCTTCCAGAAGGTTTTGGTAATTTAGTTGTTTTGGAAGAAGGTAAATACTCTGGTGGGTATACGGGATTCCCACAATACGGAGTATGCGTCGATGTCAGACATGGCGATTTCCTTGCGATGGACGTTCACAAATACCACGCTAATACAGAAATGAAGGGCATTACTAAAGATTATACGCGGTTATCTATGGTTTGTTATCTAAGAGAGAAAATGATTCGTTGTAAGAATATGTAATTATTTTCTTATACTATACTATAATATGAATATGAATATCGTGCGTCATTTATTTGTTGTTATTTTTAATGTAATACTGTTAACTTATGTAGTGACATTGGAAAATAAAAAATGTGAATGTTCACAGAGTTGGAAGAGAGACTATATTAAATATTATACTGGTACAGTTGCGTCAATATTTACATTAATTATCTTAGGATTAGTGCTTGGTATTAGATTACCCAATAATAAACCATTATCAATTATATTTATGTTGACACTTTTTGTCGCAACCCTTGTACAAGTCTATGCCTTATTCACTTATTCGCAAGATTTAAATTGTAGAAGGGAAAGTTGTCCTTGTACCGAAGGTTGGAAACGCGACTTTATGTATTTCTATGGTATATTCTTCTTCGCCATCTATGTCTTAGCTATATCCTCTGGATTATTATGTCTGTTATCGCCTAAATGTAGAAATAAAGTCACTTCGTCGCGTTCAGGCTCAGGCCGTTCGGGCTCAGGCCGATCACCATCAGGGCGTTTTGTGAGTTCATCTAAGAAGTGATTCACTAATTCACACCATTTATTAGGATGTTCTGGGTCTGGTGGGGAATCAAAGTATTCCCAATTGAAAACGCCACCGAAGTCAGGATACGCCTTTTTTATTTTCTTTATCTCTTCTAGATTATCATCTAAATCTTGATCAAAAATCATCCCCATCACTATTTTATTCGCCGGATATCCATTCTCAATACACCGCTGATACGCCTCAAAACTATATTCATTATAGAATTGCCCGTTAAAGTAATCTATGGAATGATAGATATCTTTGTATATAAATCCACCCATGCCAGGAGAATCGTTCTCTAAAGAAGATTGAACGGGCGCCATTGATATAATGAAGTCTTCACCAAAGTCTCGTTTTAAATCGGTTATAAGCATTTTAATATCATCGAGGGACACTTCTTCTTCTATATCTAAATCGACACCTTCTATAAATGGATAATCTAACAATGTCTTTTTCAATAAAAAATAGTAGAATGTGTAATCGCTAAACATTTCCTGATAGGCACCGCCTGCTCCACCGATCATTAATATTATTTTAATTCCCATATCGGATGCCTGTTGAAGTTCCCGCCATACATCTGCGAACGTATCAGAATCCGGCGGGTCATTATTTAAATGGATATAACGTGGTCCAAAATGGATAGAACTGACATGAATATGGGTTGGCAGATAAGAACTAGAAAAAATATCACTTAAACCACAGAATGTTTGATAATAATAAATAACTCTTTGGTTTAATGTCATTAATATAAATATAAATATAAATTATTTACGGATGCTCAATTGGAACAACCGCCATATAAAATGTGTTCAATCCTTCAATGAAGGATTCGTTTGGCATTAGATCCTTAGTGGTATTAAATATATTAATGTTTGCAAAATGATAATTTATAAATAGAGAGAGAACAGAATTTTTCAACTGGAGGATGGTTTTTACATGGGACCCTATAGTCAACCAGTACTCTTGATTATTGTGAATGATGAGGATATCGCGAAGTTTAGAATAAGACATCATTTGTCTAATAATATAATATACATTCTGAATTCAATTTTATTCTTTGAATTTTATTCTAATAACACCATACCTTTTAGCATTTTCTATATAATTCGGGAAGGATTCATAGACTTGAATCGCCGTTTCAACTGTCGTTTCATTCGGCAAAATCTGTTTTATATTCGTGGCCACTAATGCTTCACGGAAACTATGAAAAAACGATAGTTCAACCATGGTCTTGACCATGGTTCGCTGCGTTCCTCTTTCATATAATACAATATCTTCCTTTAATTTAAAGCGTTTCCTTTTAGCATCAAACACCCTTAGTTCATATATTTTACTTCCAGAGAGTATAGAATTAAAATGGTCAGGGTCTAAATTCATGATTATTATCAATATTTAAGTCTGAGCATTATTGTTGTAATCAATTTCAGTCAATTCATATGCCCAATGAAGTAATGTTTGTCGTATACGTGGAGAAATTGTTTCATCGTTGTAAGAACTTCCGTTTATGTTTATTTTTTTTATAAGTGGACCTTTAAAGCGACGCATATTATTATATCTTTTTATCTGGCGTTCATCGTCATCCGAACGGCGCCCTCTATAAAAACGGCAGTACCATTGAAACCATCCATATGGATCTTGGGCTCTTATCCAATCTTTTGATTCCCAGAATTCTAATGTGGTTCCCACTTTGACGTTGTATTTATTTTCTTGTTTAGAGTAGTCATCGAACTTCTTATTCACCACTTTACCAGTGAACCATGATTTAGGAAATTCCTTCCAAGCATCTTTGTATTTTTTATTAGTAACACTGGACTTAATATCTCTAAAATAAGTGCCACCGAAGGATCCTTTTTGAATCACTTGTTTTGGTGTTAAATTGGGTTTAAAATGGGGAAAACCTTTAAAGGTCAATGGTTTTGGGTTCATTAATAATAATAATTATTTTTTTTTTATTCTATCTTGAACTAAATAGGGTTCAGAATTAGAATTAGAATTAGAATTAGAATTAGAATTAGAATTACTATCATTCGTTCCAAGGTCGGTATCATCTGTCATCGCTTTTTGACTATATATAGATTTTAGTTTATTCTTCGCTTGTTTGTAACTTAATAATAAGAGGTAGAATGCTATAAAATGGATGAAATAGACCATAAAGGAGTGCTTCCCTAAAAGCGATACGTTATTGACTAAATTATTCTCTTGACTTTCGTCAAATGTTTTATTGTGTTTATTTTTCTTAATAAATTTACGATCATTATCGGTATATAACATACCCCCTACAAAAATCCCGAATGTAATCAATCCTAAATAGGGAATTATGGAGAAGTGATCTAAACTACTAAATTTAACATTGAATACCCCCGTAATAAAGCATAAAATAGGAGTATTATGACAGGCACTGGAGAAGTAGTTCAATAATTTAGGTGTATTGGTTAAGTAATACAGTATTATAATGAGACCCGTGACCGCCAATGACATATATTTCTTATCTACAATAGGGATCGTCAGTATAATAGCGACACCTATAAAATGGAAAATACCGAATTTAACAAACAAATTGCCGAATCCTAAATAGGATAAGAAACTCATAACGAATCCAGCTGCTATTAATACAAATGCCCGTTTCATCTGTTTCCCTAAAAATTGGTTGTTGTATTCCGTTTTATTTTCCTTATACAACTCCTTATTTTTAGCACGGAATTTCTGTTGACTGATAGCCAAATTAATCCCTACGGCGAAAATAAAAATGGTATGTGCCATTTTCGCCATAGAATACAAGACACCAGATTTTATATTGTAGTGAACGATATCCATGAAGTACATTAGGTAGAAAAAGTGGAAAATGACCATAAATATAGTGGCAAATCCCTTTAAAAAATCAATTTCCCAAAAGCGTTTAGGTTTATAATCTTCGCCTTTTTTTATATCGTTCGTGTTATTGTCCATTATAATATTATATAAGTTTTTATTTTATCTAAAATTCTTTACATTATTTGTAAAAAACTTTTGACTTGAAGTGACGATACCTGAACCATCTATATCAATTAATTTATTCACTACCATATCGCCATTCGCTATAGAATAACCAATCCGTTTGAAACCGAGTCGCATGAGTTTATCTATACAATCTTGACAAGGATTGGACTCTCTGAGACCCATATTAACACTATCTGAAATGCTACTCGGATTCACTCGGACTACCCATATAATATATTTCCCTAAATCATTATGTCTATTCTTATTCTTTTTTCGGATAATACAATTTATCAATTGTCGCGCGACATTGAGTTCCGCATGCTCACATAACGCCATGCTATTTATATAAGCGCTCTGTGTTCGAGTATTATTTCTGCCGGTGAATATGACCTTGGATCCTTTTGAAACAACGGAGCCATGTCTAAAACATAACTCTGATTCAATGGCACTATTATATGCTATACTGGAGAATCGCTCTGGACGTCCCATAATATTACTAAATATACTGATTAAAATGTTAAGTCAATTTATTTTATTGAAATGAAATGAAAAGAAATAAAAATGAAATACTTAATTCGAGTAAGCGAGACCACCCATACCACTCATGACACGGAGGACATTGTAGTTAACGGCGTAGACGTTTAATGTAACGGTGTTAGCAGTGCCTGAATTTACTAACTGAGCATTATCAATTCTTGAGAAATTGCATGTTCCTGATGGTTGATGTTCTTCAGGTTTTAAGGCGAATGAGTAAACGGCAATAGAATCATTACATATATTATGAACATCAACTGGTCCCATACCTCCTGGGCCACTGTGATGTTGCCATACTTGAGCACGAGTATAATAAGTTAAAGGTCTGGCAGCCATTCTGTCATGGCCATTTAATTTTAAGTTCCATGAGGAACCAGCAGTAATTGCTAGTGGAGTAGAGACAGATACTGTTGCACTATTAGCATTTCCTACATTACTACCAGCCCAGACAAGTTCTTTAACTGGATGGTTAAAGTTAAGATCAGTTGAAGTTCCTGCAGCAGATGATTGATATTGAACTTGTTCGATAAGGTATTCGTGTGATACCTGGGCGAATCTACGTCTTTCTTCGGTATCAAGGTAGATGTAATCTGCCCATAATGATATTCCGGAAGAATCGATACTGGCACCACCATTAGCAACTGTAGCAAAAGTTGTAATAACTTTAACTTCATGATATTGAAGGGCAATAAGTGGAAGAGCAAGACCAGGATTGCGGCAGAACCAAAATTGTAATGGAACATATACAGCTACATCAGTGGCTGTAGCTGCTCCTAAAACACCACCCATAAGAGACATAGTTTGAAATGGTGTACCAACAGACTCATTCGCAGCATTTACACCTTGAGTTGCGGATTTTCTTGAATTATTAGGTTCAGTAAGTTCAGCCCATGTTTCCATCCAATGTCCATAGTGTTTGTCAATTTTTTGACCACCAATTTCAAGTTCAACATTGTCAAAAGCAGCAGATCCAGGATTTGCACATGCATCATTATTAATAGACCCGGCATTAAATTGAAAGTACATTCTTCCAACTAAATCACCATTTCTTGAAATAGTGGAAGTTACTCTATTTCCATTTCCGACAGTTCCGTTAAGGGTCTGTTCAATGGCTTCCATTGAGAAGTTAGTGTGTCTGCGGTAGACGACCTTGAAAAAGGTAATTTGTGGATTTCCAGTAAGATAGATATCTTGAGCACCGTAAGCTACTAATTGCATTAAACCTCCTCCCATTTTGTTTGATAATATATACATAGAAAATAATTCTGGAGAATCCGCGTTAATTAATTAATTGATTTAAAGAATAATTGATTGAATTCATTCATTAGATGGGAAATTTATTATGTAAAAACCAAATCCATCATGATAACGATGAATACTATAATACAGAACAGCAGAATGTTGAACAGAATGTTGAACAGAATGTTGAACAAGAAGAATCCGGAAACGATTATCTTAACTCTCAAGATATCATGTATGATAAAAATACGTTATGTACTATATGTTTGGATTCGGAATGTTGCGTTCTATTAAATTGTGGTCATTCTAATTTCTGTTATTCTTGTATTCGAAAATTATATTACTATAATGAATCACACGGAATACCTCATCATTGTCCGATGTGTCGCAAAAAAGTAAGAACTATAAAAGTGAAATACAATATGATTTATTATATTTAAATTTAATTAAAGAAATAATTATACTATTTAATAGTAGATTAAAATCATGAATAAAAAGGATATTTTCATATATTCAAATGACATATCTATATTAACAGGCCACAATAAATATTTCAATAAAGAATCGGTCATTTCCAGAATGTTAAATGACGAATCTATAAAGAGTATTAAGAATAATGATAATTCCGAAGAACTTCAAAAATATACTAGTATTACGGGATATTCATATGAATTAATAAAAGATCCTATAAAAATGAAATTATTGGAAACTGATACATTTAGATTCTATATCATTGGAACCATCGATGCAAAAGTATGCCGTAAAAATCGCTGTATTAAAGTGAAAACACGAATGAGTCATTTATTTAAAGAACTGCGAGATTATGAAAAGGTGGAACTCTATACCTATATGAAAATAATGAATTGTAAATCGATAGATCTCATTGAAACCAATTTGGATGGTGACATTTATATTATAACAGTCGATTACGAAGAAATCTTCTACAATAATGAAATAGAATCAAGACTCTTTAATGTTATCAATGGTTTCATTGAGTCTTATTCTTAGAGATAGTTCTAGTGGATAAAGGATAAGCTTCCATAACTATATTATGTCTGCTACTATTTCCATTATAACTAGAACTGGTGGGTAATAATTCACGACTGGATAATCGTTCATTTAAATCTGGTTTCGCTACTGCTACTGCTGATGATTCAACAGCTCCAGCAGTTAAATCTCTATTCATAAAGGTATTGTTTCTATCTGTAAATAGATCTAAATCTCTTAACATATTATTCATGGTCACTGTATCACTTTTAGGTAGGGCAGTAGTCTTCGGTGGGGTATCAGTCTTCAAATCTAAATTAGAAAGCATATGATTGACATCATCGTAGTTATTCATTTTCTATAATATCTTTATTTTTTATTAATTCTTTAATTTGTTTTAATTCGTCTAAAATATGTTGAGTTTCGAATTCAGTCGACTTCGAATGATTTTCTGGTGAAGTTACTAAATACGAAATCCCCGTATAAATGCCGACGGTTGTCATTTTGAAAACCCACCAAGATAATTCCAATAAAGAACTGGATAAATATATTATCATTTATAATATATATATGAATAATATTCAAAAAAGATTCCTATATTTTTTATTAGTATGTATTCCCCTTCGAGTTTTGTTAGTATTTTTAGCGTCATATTTAAAGGGAGATAATCTACAATATTTGGGAATAGTGGCACTTGTTATTGGTTTAGGATTTTTAATTATTTATTCCCTTGGTTTAAGAAAAACAGGCCCAGAAGTCATGAATTCTAAAATATGGTGGAACCATTTAAGACCCGTTCATGGAATACTCTATATAATAGTTGCTTATATGGCGTTAACCAATAATCAAAATGCATGGAAACTATTACTATTAGATGTCATAATAGGACTTGTATCCTTCATCGCGTATCATTATGAAGAAGGTCATATAAACCAAATATACACCCGTTGACTATAAATGCTCGGATAAGGGTGACATGAAGTCCTTTCAGCAGATTTCCTTTCACTAATTCTTTAATTCCCATATCAGGACTTAAATGTTTCCGTGTTTTCATTGTATCTAAAGGATAGATAGTGACCCAGCTCGCCATACCAGCGATACCGCCACTCATAAAACTAGACCACTCGCGATCCCGTTTTAAATAGTGGTACGTTCCAAAATAAATGGGGATTGAAATGGTCTCGGATAAGACACTATACCGAAATCCAACAGTATTATACTTTTTAAAGAATAAACTACTCTCTCTCTGATCCGAATGGATCCACTGCCTATTGGTTTTATAATAATCGAAATGGTTTAAGACTATACCATTGATTATTCCGGTTATACCTGATGCTGCTAATTCATTTCCAGTAACCGATACTAAACTATTATAATTTCCAAAAGTAAGTGAATTGATGATACAATTACTCATTAAAGGGAATTTTACACCGCTCATAAGACTCCTTTTGAATATATCCCCAGTGGATTTCCCAGTAGAATTCTGCATTCGAATTTTCACTGAATCAAAAGGATGTCCTACAAGGGTTTGTGAGATTCCTATAATATTCCCAATAATGTAGTCCATTAATTAGAGTAAATAAATTAATTATTAATTAACTTTATGAAAAAAAACCAGTACTCCATCCAATAAAGTCAAAGAAAAATGTGTGAATAAAGAATACTCCAGCACCCATGATTGAGGCGGATTGAGTCATCTTAGCACACTGTGTGTTTTTGGGTGTTAATTGTTGGATTATTCTCATTTGTTTAAAGGCAGAAATACCTACAATAAAAAGCACAATAACTATTGCCATCATAGTTAACGGTTTACGATTTCCCTTTATATAATCCAAGGTGAGCGGGAGCCACAAGATTGACATAACGAGTATTAATACATGTATGATAATCAAATTAGATAAAAGTGCTCTATTTTTACTTGAATCTACCGTTTTAAAAATGGCGAATCCTAAAACAAGCAAATAACCTATGGCTGCTAATATCATGGACGCTATATATAGTTTTCTTACGGAATATGATCGTCCCCAGAGTATTTTACCACTTACACCACCATATTGAATATAGTAATAGTAAGAATAAAGAAGACTAATACCTAAAATGACATTCACTAATATAATATTCGACAAAAGAATATTCATAATAAAATATAATTATAAATAAATTATCGGAGTCGGAGAACTAAATGAAGTGTAGATTCCTTCTGTATATTATAATCGGATAGAGTTCGTCCATCTTCTAACTGTTTACCAGCGAAAATAAGACGTTGCTGGTCGGGAGGAATGCCTTCCTTATCTTGAATTTTGGCTTTAATATTTTCTATACTATCTGACGATTCCACTTCTAATGTGATCGTTTTTCCAGTGAGGGTTTTGACAAAAATCTGCATGCTATATTATATTACACTACAATAATTATGTTTAAGTAATTTTTTAATATTAAACTGACTTCAAGGGAAAACTTTTATTATAAAGAAGGGAAGGAAAATGAATGGTTATACTGCTGGGTCTTTAAGTCTGACACTTATTTATTACACTGTTTGTCAAATGATAGATCACTCGAGGATCATCGATATTAAAAATAGAAATATTATCTGTAGCAATATTCACGCCATCTATATATTTTATGCTTCGGTAGCACTGCTTACAGGATTCGGAACACCAGAAGATTTAAAAAATGCTTCTATGTTTTCCATCGCTTATGCGATTAACGATATTCGAGATACTATGTATATAGGGTTACCTAATGCTAAAGAAATGTTATTTCACCACAGCCTTATTATTGTGAGTTTTAGTCTATTCTTATTGGAACCTATTATAGATATTCCTGATAATTATTATTCATATCTAGCTATGAATTATATGACAGAACTGACGACCCCTATATTAAATTATTGTTTCTACCTTCATAATAATAAAAAACCTTATATAAATCCAGCAATCATTCTCGTTATATTCTATTTCATATTCAGAGTCATCAATTGTAGTTATATCACCTATATATCACTTCAAGAAGGACAATTTTTCATCTATAAATATGTTCAAATACCGTTCACACTGTTAAATTACTATTGGTTTATGAAACTGGCTAAGAAAGCACTTAATTAAACACGTTCATTTCATAATTCGCGGGACTATAAAAATGGATGGAGACGCTTACTTCATTATCTGTTGTATTAGTCATTCGATGATAACCAACATCATTAGTGATTTCATTGATATCACCCTCTTTCATAGTAATGGTTTCTATATGTCGAAGTGATATATTGGAAAAGCGTTCTTCTTTTAAACTGCCAGAGAGGACTTTATACATACATCCATTTTCGGCGTGATCGTGAATTGCTGACTGGGCACCTACACCCCAAAATATGAGGTAGCAATCAAACCAGCTGCTATCATGAAGTTTTATTTTTATATAATTTCCAACTGAATTGTAATGATCCACCGATAAGGTATAATTATCGAAATTATTTATAATGTCGGAATACGCTTCCATAAAATAGTCGAACTTATCGTCTTTAATTAAATCCCGCAATATTGGGAAACTCCCGATTTCATTGGAATCCAGGTATGAAAATAAAAAATAGGACATTAATTATTAAATATGCTTGTTGTGTTTAAATTAATTTATTTAATTATTGATTTCACACAGCATATCAATTTCATTCGGATATACGAGACGGTGAATATTCAGTGACCCAGTTCGTCCTGGACGCTGAGCACGCCCAATAACCTGTGTCGTAAGTTCTTTGTTAATATTGTGATAGAGAATAATATCGGTGGTGTTCTCAAGATTTATACCGCTTCCAGCATAATGACTGTTCAGAAAAAGCACATTGAGAGAATCATTAGGGTCCTTATACCGTTGAATGATATTATTGATACTAGAAGAACTTCCCATTACGCGTTTATTAATAATACCTAAGGTATTCAGTATGGACTCAATCTCAATGAAACTATTGTAATAATTTGAGAAGATAAGGACTTTCTTATGGTCTCCATTGAATATACTGGTGATTAGTTTATTGATATTCCAAAGTTTATCCCGTTTATCTTCGGATATGTCGTCTCCCTTTCCACCGCCACCGCCACATGAAGTATTCGTAACCACAATAATATCATCAGTAGTCATAACACTCCGACAATAAGGGCAACATTCTTTTTTATTGGCATTATTCGTCGAACCAGTAATCGATTGTGTCAGACACTCGAAACAGAATTTATGATTACAGCATTTCGTAATCGTAAGAGTATCTGGGGGATCATAGCAAATAGGACACAGTTCCTCTTCCTCTACACGCTCCTTAATCGATAGCATTTTGGAATTAATTTCTGAAATTTTTTTCAGAATAGGTTCCAGTGCGGTTTCTTTTATTTCAGAAGTGGTATGATTCATTTTCTGGGTCATATCCAGAAGCAGTTGTGTATTATCCAGTTCCAGCTGAAGTTCCTTCGTAAAGATATCGATAATATTAGACCCTGGTGAGATTTTTATACAGGTAAATGCATCCAGCGCACTCTGAATATCGCCCGCATTGATACTTTCCAGGACTTTATTGGGGATAATTCCGTTAAGAACGCGAATAATCTTAGGTGCTTCGCAAGGAAGAATCGATATATTATACGATGGAAGATGAAAGGATTCGGCAACGAAATGATGATCGTTTTTGATGAATATTTTCTGTACAATACAACTAGGTGTTTGCTTCAACTCAAGGAATATGGTCTTAATAAATCCAATGTTATTTATACCAGTAATTTGATTAAATATTGAATACTCTGCTGTCGAATATTTATAAGGCGACATCTCACCCAGATTATTTGTATAAAATCTCCGACCATGAGGATAATATAGATTATCGTAGGTGCTTGTGATAAACCAATAAAACGAAGCGCTGACACACTGATTATTCGGTAGATTAATAGTATCGATTTCATCGAAAAATATTCTTGAGAAGGAAATCTGACTAAACTTCATATTATATGAGAAATTAGAGTAGCGAGTGCTTGATAAAAGTATAATAGGGTAATCGTATTCTGTATCTTCCTTTAATTTAGTCACAACTTCAGTACACTGTTTACTAGTGGACATCACGAGAAAATTAATGTTCGTATTTTTTTTAATATACGATTCCCACTGTTTGATAAGAGTATGCGGAACGACAATTAGATTGACTGGGATCGTTTTTGGAGTAATGTGTCTCGAAGTGTTGACCAATCCATAAGAACTAGACTGATTGGTTTGATGAATTCGTTCAATATGTGGTTTCGAAGCTATAATACTCAGTGCCGAAAGCGTTTTACCACTTCCCACCAAATCACCTATAACACCTATACGGATTCTAAAGGTATTATAGTCTTCTTTTATGTAATCTTTCTCCTCTTCAAGGTTCAGACACGCTTGAACCATTGTCTTCTGATGTGGTTTAAGGGGGGTCCTAATAGAGGAAGGCTGTGACGCCATTTCCGAATCTCTAGTAAGAATAGTGATAGACATATGATTATTCATTCAATTCATTTATTATTTGAAATCAATTTTAAAACATCTTTTGTTTAAATGATATAGGTTGCCTACACAGATAACATTCACGAGTATTCCCAGAACAACCATCACAAAAGGCATGACCACAAGGGATGAAGACGATATTCTTAGTATTTTCGATACATATGCTACATTCATATTTCTCTTTTAATTTATGTTCCATCATCTGAAGACGAGTCTCATGTTTCTTCTTATTTACAATAAAGGTATTCGACATATTTTCTATAGCGTAGTGAATAGTTGCTAATTCCTTTAATTGATTCTTTTTTAACGCAGTGTATATTAACTTGGTGTCTTCTACAGATAACCGTTGTGTATCTATTTCACCGTCGGAGACCTCCAACGTTATCGTTTTATTAATATTTTTATTAATATTAATATTTTTATTTAAATTTAAACAACAATTCATATGTTAATAAATTAGTAATATAATTTTAAATACATATATATATAAAATAATATGCGACGATTTATCCCCAATAAACTATCCGATTTCAATATTAACGATGCGAATACATTTATCAGAAGCGTGTATCCCAAGAATAATTATAGGAGAACGATAAATATTCCGCAATTGTCGTTCGCTGAATGTAGAGATAATATAGCAAATAGGCGTAATAGGTCTCCAGAAAGTTATTATGGTTTAGGGTTCTACCATAGTAAAGTTCCTGAAGTCCTTAAGAATAATTTTATTATGAATCCCAATTTTTACAGTGCCTATATCCCTTACCAATCGGAGATTTCCCAGGGTCGCCTGGAACTCCAATTTAATTATCAGAAAACGGTGACCGATCTATTTAATATGGATATATCGAACTGTTCTCTCTTGGATGAGGCGAGCAGTTGTGCCGAAGCCATTGTATCCATCGTATCCAGTATTAAAGCGACCGACCGGAAGAATATTAGACTTCTCATTGATTCAGACATTTATACACAGAATTTAGCGGTCATAAAAACACGCTGTCATCTTCTTGGAATAACACCCGAATTAGTCACGCTGCGCGATACATTATTAAACCGAGACGACCTTAAAAAAAAGAATACGATTCCCATTTTATTTATCCAGAACCCCAATGCTTCGGGAACCGTTTGTGATTTAGAAACCTACTCTAGAGGATTTAAAGACACCTATCCTAATGCGAGAGTCATTGTCTCGACAGACCCGTTAATGAACGCTATCTATGAACCACCTGGATCATTTGACGCAGATATCGTCGTTGGTTCGATGCAACGTTTTGGATTACCTATGTGGTCAGGGGGTCCACATGCTGGGGTCTTCGCATGTAAAGAGGAATATCTAAGAAATATTCCTGGAAGGTTGGTTGGAAAATCAGTGGATTCTATGGGCGACGAATGTTACCGCCTCGCATTACAAACAAGGGAACAGCATATTAAAAAGGATAAAGCATTGAGCAATATATGTACATCCCAGGCACTCCTGGCAAATTATAGCGCCCTGTATTCTATGTATTTAGGTCCCGAGGGAATTAAAAACAATGCAACCTACGTCAAATATCAAACCGACGAATTAAAGCAGATATTAAAAGAAAACGAACATGGAACTTATAGGGTGAACACAACCGACCCTACATTTGATACTATAGAATTAAGGATGAATTCCTATCAGGATTTGATAGATTTGCGAAAACGCGCCGAAGAGAATGGTGTATTCATACGAACTCAAATGAATCCAATGCCAAAAGTGTATTTATCACTGGATGAAACGAAGGATACTAAGAAATTAAATCATTTATTAAGGTCTGTGTTCAATGCGAATGCGAATGTATATATAATAGATAAGGATCTTTCCTACTTAGATACACGAGAAACTCCGCTTTTCACTGACGCTATTTACTCCAAGTATAATACGGAACATGGTATCACCAGGTATCTGACTTCATTGGCGAAAAAGGATATGTCGTTGACTCATTCTATGATACCGCTTGGATCATGTACGATGAAATTAAATTCAGCAGATACATTTATATCGTTATTCGACGATAATTGGGCGAACGTTCATCCATTTAGTAATACCGAAGAGGGTTACTCCTATTTAATCAATAAAATGGAACACTATTTATCGGAAATCACGGGATTGCCCCATGTATCATTTCAATCGAATTCGGGTGCTACTGGCGAATATTCTGCTCTAAATTGTATTAGAAAATATCATTTGGTGAATGATGAACCTCAGCGAAATATCTGTCTCATTCCGGATTCGGCGCATGGAACCAATTTCTCCAGCGCAAAAATCGCTGGATTCAATGTGAAAAAAATAAAATCGCTAAAGAACGGTGAATTGGATATCGAGCATCTCAAGGAAATCATTGAAGATAATAAAGATCATATTGGTTGCGCTATGATTACCTTTCCGTCGACGTTCGGTTTTTTTGAGCATAAATTTACCGATATCGTTTCTTTGGTGAAAGAGGCGGGTGGGAAAATATACTGCGACGGCGCCAATATGAATGCTTTAATGGGGGTCGTTAATCTAAAGGATATTGGCATTGACGCATGCCATCTCAATCTTCACAAGACATTCGGTATTCCCCATGGTGGTGGAGGACCTGGAATGGGACCCATTTGTGTCACCGAAGAATTAAATCCATTTTTACCGTGTCATCCTATCATACATTTAAATAAAAACATGTCGTATGGAAGTGTCGCCGCGGCACCCCATAGCAGCGCTATACTATTGACTATTGTCTATTATTATATTTCCTTACACGGCGGAAAAGGATTGGAGGAGAGTTCGTTGATGGCGCTTGCCGCCGCGAATTATATTAAGGACGCCTTAAAAGATCATTACGATATTCCATTTACAAATGAAGAGGGAATGGTCTCGCACGAATTAATCATTAATACGAAACCGTTGGGAATAGCAGAGAAAGATATTGCGAAACGATTGATGGACTATGGATACCACGCTCCGACCATGTCGTGGCCGATTTCGAATTCTCTCATGATAGAACCGACCGAAACGGAGAGCAAGGAAGAATTAGACAGATTCATTTCGGCAATGATCTCTATAAAACAAGAAATAAATGAAACGCCAGAATTGCTAAAGAACGCACCACATAGCAAGAAACTATTGTATCTAAAGGAGTGGCCTTATACGTATTCGAAAGACCGTGCGTTTTTTCCAATAGACTATTTAAAAGAAAATAAATTTGATATTCCTATAGAACGGGTGGACGATTTCCATGGGGATCGCAATTTAATTCTTAAATGAAATGAAATAAATAAATGAAATAAATTTCATTAATAACCTCTCGAATATCCGTCGGGGACTTCACACCAACCACGAGGTTCCGATTCGTGCGATTCAAGTGCGGTTGCCCTAACCGAATCCACACACTGCGAACCACTATTTCCATTAGACTCATCAACACTGCCACTATCATTTCCCTTTACTTCCTCAATATCAGACGTACATTTTCCATGGAATTTATTGATGTATTGTTGGTAGGCGGAAACGCG